GCACATCAACTGTACTCTCAGGAGATTTAAGAATTTGCAACTGCTTAATGATGTCATCAAGCTTATTCTTAAGTTGTGCTTTCTCGCTGAGTGGCTTAGAGATAGAAGGGTAATTCCAAGGACTAAACACAATATCCGTCTTCATAGTCCTAACAGTGTCAAAAGCTATTTGGAAAACAACTGATGATGTGAGACTGGTCAATTGTGCTATAAACACCTGAACTGCCCCAGTGTTAGTACTAATAACACTTCCTTCAAACACTGATATGTTTGGCCCAGAAATACCCCAAGCAGAGTCAGTACTACTTATTTGTTGGAATCCTGGTATAATTCCGCCACCGCCATTAACAACGGGGACAGATTGGTTCCATTGAATGGAACCACCAGCAGTAGTATTAACACATCTGACTCCAAATAAATACGTACCAATACCGAGTTTATTATCAACAGCGAAAGTGGCACTATTAGCATTATAAGCCGAAAGTACCAGACCACCATTGACAGGATAGTACGTTTGAGAATCAATAGTGGGTGTACCACCATTGACACAGGTCATTTTAACATGACCCCACTGGTTGTTCTGGACAGACGAAATATCAGCAATTTGTGGCTTGCTAAGTTTCACATGATATGAAACCCACAATTCACCAACTGTGGATGCCGCCTGAACTCCAGAAGTAGCCAGCTGAAAGTTCCCCATGACTGAGAAACGTGCATCATCAGGATAACCTGAAAGCGTAGTAGCATTTTGAACAAAATACTTACGCATAACATTTTGTTTAGGATCACACTCAATTGGATGAATCTGATCCACACAAGGAGGTCCTGATGTAGAAAAATCGCAAATTTCCATAGCTTGCTTACTAGGATAATTGCTATCAATAGCGTCATAATCAGTTGCCATTATGAGGGTTCCCAAACCAGTGTTGGTACTACCAACAGCAACAGCTGATGTAGACTTAAATTCAAAAATAAGACCCAAAAATTCATATTCCTCAAAATTAGAAGCTATTCTTGATAACCATGGAAAAAGTAAAGGGTTACCAGCATTAATTAAATAGTTCTGATTAGAGAAAGTGGGACTGCTAACAATATCAGTTATAAACTCTCGATGAGCGAAAGTTATACTACCGTTATCTGAAAATTGCGCAATATTATTTCTAGCATATTGATTTGAAGACATATGCAAACCCATCAATGAATTCTTGCGAATAGTATAATCACCGAAACCAAAAGCGCGAGCCAACCAAGATGAGGCATTGCCTAATGCATCACCAACACCTGGTATACCAGTAAGATCACCAAGTTTAGTGCCAGCATATCTAGCAGCTTTATTGACTAAGCCCTCAGAAGGGGTATTATCAACAAATGGTTTAGCCACAGCTTTAGCGACCTCTGAAATAGAGTACGCACCATGACCTTTCACTTTAGCTGCACCAATAGGTGGCAACTTAACTTTAATTTTCTTCTTTTTCTTACTTACAGTAACAAGTGGCTTATTACCACTCATGATTGTCAGTTTCTTCGATTTCGGCATCTTGTATAAATATACGGTGCTTAAGGTATGCTAAAGTTAAAATACAATATAATACAACAATAAACTCTAATAGCATACAAACTAATATACAATAGTGTGATTGGTTAATTCACACTCTTTATCTCAGACTTTCTCAATTTTAAAGGGTCAACATAGTTTCACACACTAAATGGACCTTGTGATCGATCGAGACCCCACTGATACGGTCTAAGATTGAGTTATGGAGCATAGGAGGATGAAAGAAACCATCGTCCAAACTTACATCGACAAATCGTATAAACTCATTCTCAGGTCTAAGAGAAAAAGTCTCTAAGTAATTAGCTCCATCACTCTCAACGAGAATATCACCATTTATGGAAATACCACTGTAAAGCTCATGAAGTTCATAATCTGTGAGGTAAGTTTTCCAAGCTAACTTAACTTCATCGCTTTTATCGTCACTGGTCTCACGACGAAGGAAACTAATAACCTCTGAAAACCACGTACGATCTCGTTCATTTGCGAATGTCTCATTACGCAACGCGCAGGTACGTATAATTGTCATTGCTATAGTCCCTTCTTCATTAAAATGTAATAAACTAGCACGCATCTTATCACTATTAATAGTAGGGTAAGTGACTTTAATACCACTAGGGTGCCAGCAATCTTTGAAACCATGACCTAAAAAAGTGGTATCTTTAAACCACTGAAATGTGTCATGCGCAAAATGATACTCCATACCTATTCGGGGAGCATTATCACGTATGGTTTTATGATTAAACCATAACTGCGCATAAGGGTGAACAGCTAAAGAAACATCATCACCTACTATAATAACACGGACATACTCTAAAAATGAATTTAGATTAGCATATTCAGGAGGAACACATAAACACCACAATACATACATATCACTCCAGTTTTTAAAACTGTTGTCAGGTGTAGTGCATCCTTGACCAGATGGATTACCAGATGATCTACCAAATACATGACCATCAACATTAACTAACGGAGAGAAACATAATTCGCGATATATATTCTCTAATCGCTTTCGATTCTCCTCAGTCCTATATAAAGGAGCAAGAAGATTCCAACGTAACTCACCAATGTTTTTGAAATGAGGATCATATTTACATTTACCATCAAACTGTTTACCATCCAATTCAATAACACACGGTATGTTCCAACCATAAGGTGTCATATAATCACATAATCTAGTGGCACCTCCATTAAGAAGGTTAAGACCTATCATAAATGGAGACTGATATAAACTATCTCTTAAGGCTAAATTCTGATACAGAGCTAGCATACAATGAGCTACAACATGATTAACATCCATAGCAATTATAGTGCGAACTCTACCATCTAAAACTTTCTCAGCCTCACGCATCTCCTCTTTAATAGAGACGTTACACAGAGATCGAATATATTCATCAGAACACAACTTTTCCCAATAAATATCAAAAAAAGTCGCATCAGGTGATAACCAATAGTCTAGCTTAAGTGGATAAAACATATTCCATGGAAAGCCAGATGACTTCAGTGGTCGAAGGTAACTCAAGACTTCATCGTAATCAAACTGTCTAGAGTCACCAATAACAGGAATCAATATCTTTAAAAGATTATGAAAAGCCTGTATATATAGTTTTTGTATTCTCTCATCCTTATAAGGCTCAGGATCTTGATCATAACGTTTGAGAGATTTTTCTGCGTGCTCAAGAAGCTTAGGCACTAAGAGATAATGATTATAATTACCAATATTTTCATTATTGAGCTTTAAAAACTTCAAAATAAGCTCATCATCATAATTTGTCATACGCTCGTTAAATATTTTAAACACTCTACCCATGCAAGGCAAGTGCTCC